TTTTCTGTATGTCCAACAGGAATAATCAACAACCAACATCTGATCATCTGCACTATTCACATCAAGTGTGATGCCCCTTCTTTCAATTTCCTTCATTGTTCCCTGAAGTAATTGAAGAAAAAAGGCATCACGCAAATTGTGTGTGATGCCCAAATCAAGTTTCAAAAGGTTCAACAATGTTTGCATTGTTTAGTCCTTTTTTCCCTTTGCCTTTGCCTTTGCAGAAATTGAATTCTGAATGGCTTCATGATCTTCCATTTGTTGTTGAACTGCTTCAGATTGTGATTTTGATTGTTGTTGTTGCCCTGCTTGATTTTGCATGTTGGCAGTTGCACGTTGAATCTGTTGTTGTGCTTGTTGAATTTCTTGTTGTGCTTGTTGCATGAAAGATTCAAGATGTCCTTGCCCACTTTGAACATTCGCTTGGTTCATAAAAGATTTTGCATTTTCAAGATTGGTCATTGCTTCTGAAAATGCTTGTTGCATGTTTTGTGCAACCTGTCCACTTTGAACTGCTTCACTTGAATTGTCGTGATGATCTTGGATGCCTGTTGATGTGTTCTGTTGGTTGAATAGTTCTTCTGCAACCTGAACTTCTTGCAGGGGAACCACCTTTCCATTCATCACTGTTTTCATTTCATTTTGTTGTTGAACCATCTTTTGAACTTCTTGGTTGTTTGCTTGATTATTCGCCTGACCATTTTGTGCTTGGAAATTTTGTGAACTGCTTTGATTGTTGCTTTGATTATTGAAGTTTTGTTCATTCATTTTTCTGATCTCCTTTTGGTAATGTATTTTTAAAATTAGATAGCAGGTGTGATTGTCACAAGTGCAAAGGCTTCAGGCTTTGTTGGTTTCCCATCAAATCTGCCTTTTCCACGGAATGCCATTTGATCTTCTACAAAACGAACATGTTCACTGTTGTCAATGGCAATGTTTTCACGTTCAACAAGTGTGTATTTGTCAAATTCACCATATAGAACTTCATCCACTGCCATGTGGTTTGAAAATACAACAGGGATGCCCAAAATATCAGGTCGAACCAAGTTTGGTAATCTTCCAACAAGATCACCATTACCATTCACATTGATGGTCATTTCAAGGAAATATGCATAATAAGTTGATCGTCTCATCACGGCAGTGATTTCACCAACAACATCATCACCTGTGTCAATTAGTCCAATTGGTTTCACATAGTCTGCCATTGGTGAACCTTCTGCCACGGTCACACGGTTTTCAGCAGGGATTGATGGCAAAATACCTGTTGGTTGTTTTCCTGCAAGTCCTGTTCCATTCAAGATGGCAATTTCAAGTGCAAGTGAAATTGCACGTGCAATTTTTGAAACAACATACTGATCAAGATTGATCACACTATCCTGCAATAAATAGTTGTCAACAAAAGTCACTTTTCCAACTTTGAATCCATCAAAGTCAAGATATGCAAGTGTTCCAACATCACCAACAGGCAATGATGCAGATTGTTCAACCCAAGTTGCAGGTGTGGTGTCTGTGTCAATCAAAATTCTTGCAGTGCCCTTCACTTGAAGACGGTCAACAAGATTATAAATATTAGAGTAATCACCAAGAATGTCCATGATACGATTCACAATAACTTCAGGGATTGCAAGTTCCCCACCTGTCACTGCACGAAGATTCTTGAATTTCTCATAAAATTCAACTACTTCTGATCTTGTGTAGTATTCCCCTGTTTTCAATAGTTCACGAACTTGCATTCTGTTCATTCCTTCAACAACCCCTTTTTCACGTTTCTGATTTTGCTTTGTTGTTTTTGCTTCACGTTCTTTCACTTCTTCAAGTTCTGTTTCAAGATCAGTGATCTCTGCTTCAATCGTTTTCTTTTCAGTTTCCACTGCACCCTGTTCTTCTTCAATCTTGGTGATCTCTGCTTCAACAGTTGTGATGTCTTCTTCTGTCACTGCTTCTTCAAGTGCAGTTTGGGTTGCATCACTTCTGATCTTGATTGCATCCATCTTTGTTTCAAGTTCTTTCAATTTATTTCTTTTTATCTCAATAGTTTTGGCAATTTTTAATTGTTTTAACATCTTACTTTTTCAACCCCTTTAATCTTTTGTTTAATGCTTCTTTCTTTTCTTGCAATTTACGTTGTTCAATTTCTTTTACTTGTTTTTCCCTTGCTTGAACGGTGGTGTTTTCATAGGCAGGAAAAGTGACAACAGAAATTTCATGCAGATCAATATCTTTGATTCGCCATCTGTACCCACCACTTGCAAGTTCTTCAAGTTCTTCATCCAAGATGTTGAATCCAAATGATGCCTGATCAATATCACCACGTGAAACAAGTTCATAAAGATCATTTGCATATTGTGTGTTTGGCAGTTTGATTGTTCCAAACAATCCTTTGTCATCTGCCTTCAATGAAAGGGAACCATTTTTTGATCTGCCCAAAACATATTGTGTATTGTGGTTCCACAAGGCACGAACATCTTTATTTAATGTATTATCAAATGCACCCTTACTTATGATTTCATAAGAACCTTCCCACAATTCAGTTTCAGATTCATATAATGCAAAATACCCCTCAACTACTCTTTCTTCAGGGGTTGTTTCATCACGTGTGATCTTGAATGATGATTTAAAATCACGGATATTCTTTTGCCTGTTCAATTGACTATTCACCACCTTTCACATTTGGGTCTGTTGCATTTGGGTCTGTTGCATTTGGGTCTGCATTGTTGTCAAGTTTCTTTTGGTTCCCAACATCTGCAACAGGGATATAATTTTCAAGAACCACGTATTCATTCAGACCATCAACAGGGGACATGTCAAATTTATTTCTGCCTTCATTCCTGTTGATCATTCCACCTGCAACCATATCTTTGACATGGCTTGTTAATTCTTGCAGGTTGTATTGCATCAAGGATGTTGCATTGAATCTGAAATACCATGTGGGTTTGTACACCAATTTCTTGGACAATTCCTGTTCAATCAATTTTGCAATTGGCATGATCACTGTTGAAATGAAATTGTTGTATTCATCCCTGTTGAATGTCCCAACCCCAACCATGAAAGAAGGAACACCAAATGCAGATGCCACTGCCCTTTTGTCAAGTTCAATTGATTCTTGGATGGCAAGGTCTTGCAATGAAAGGGGTCTGATTTCCTTCACATCAATTTCAGATGCTGGAACAATCCAAGGTTCACCACTGTCTGTGTCTCCAACATAAGAATTCAAAATCTTTTCACGTTCTTCTTTGATCTGCATTCCTTCTGCATCAGATTCAACTTTGATGATCAAACTTGGTCGCCACTTTGATTTCAAGAATCCTGTCTTGGTTGCATTGGCTTGAACAATATTTGCAATTGTATCTTTGACAATGGGAATGAATCCTGCCCCTTTGAATGGCATCAGTTCATCAGGAATCAAAACAAAATGCAGAACTTCATCAGGTGCAAATTTTTGCAATTTATATTGAATGATGTATTGTGAAAAATCACCATAGAATGACACACCATTGATGTCCCAAATGTTCAGGTTGTCCAACAGTCCATCTTTCACTTCAGGCATCACCACTGCATTGCCTGTTTGAATCATGTCTGAAACAATTTTATAAATGAAATTCTTCCTGATCATATAATTATTTGGGTACACATCTATTTTCTTTGACAATTCATTTTTCAATCTGATGTCCCCATCTTGGGAATTTTCCATCAACATGATTGTCATGGATGAAACAAGATCTGCAATCTTGTGAATGCATTTTTTCACTTCTTCATTTTTTGACACTGGAACATAACCTGTTGGAACCAAAATGTTTGATGCATCATCACCTGACAACCAAAAACCAACAGGTGTTGTTTCACGTTTCTTCAATGATTTCTTTTTCAGTCCAAACAATAAACTTTCACCACCTTTCAATCAAACCAAGTGTTGATTTTTTTACTTTTATCTCTCACAATGATTGCCTGTTTCATGGCAACCACTGTTGCATCAAATAGATCAATTCTGAAGTTGTCCCCAACCTTTTCAAATCGGACACGTTCTTCTGCATCTTCTGTTGCTTTGACATTTGAAATGCAATATTCAAATGCTTTTGATGAAAGATAGGTAAATTGTTTTGCCTTGATTTTTCTTTCCATTTCTCTGAAGGCTTCAGACTTTTTCCAAAACTGTTGCCCTGCTTCTTCCATCTTGAATTTCTGCCGTTCCATTGATCGGACAAACTCACGGGAATTATATTTGTCGAATGCCACGGCTTTGATCTTGAATCCAATGTTTTTCATTTTCACAAACCATTTCACAACTTCTTCATAGTCAACCAATTCACTATTTGTCATGGTCAACCAACCTTTTTCCATCCACCAAAAGAAGGGGATGTTGTCTTCATCTGCCTTTGCCTTTGCTTGTGTGATGGGAATGAATCCATGTGTGATGGTGATGTCGATTTCTTCCCATCTGCCATATATACATGCACCTGTCAAGTCAAACATTTTTGAAAGGTCTGCCCCACCAAACCATTGGATTGGCAGTTTGGCAAGTGCTTCAAAAGGAATGGCTTGATCATCAGGGATTTTTAATTTGGATTTCAGATCACGTTCTGATTCTTCATTGGACACCTGAACTTCACCAATATCAAAATAGGCAGACATTGTGTTGGTATATATGTTCAAACTTTTATTCAAAAACTCTGATCTTGCACTTGGGTCATTTTGTGCCTGAAGGGATTCTGCAAGAATGTCCTGTGCCCTGATCGTAACATTGAAGTTTGGATTGGCTTTTTCATGTTCAATTGGGTTTGTATAATCATCAGGATTGTCTGCCTTGGTAATGAAAATAAAATATTGTTCATCTTCCACTTCTTTGTTCAATACCTTTTGACAATACTGCAATCTTTGATAACAAAAGGAATTCATGTTGGAACCTGCCGTTGTGATTCCAATCAACAATTTGTTCACATAACTTTTTTGTGCTTGTTTATAAACAAAATATTCATTTGCATTTTTATAGGCATGGATTTCATCCAAGATGAAAAAGTTTGCATTCAACCCATCTGCCTTTTTTGAATCTGATGCAAGTGCCTGAATTTTGATTGCACCTGTCTTGGTTCCATCTGCATCATAAAAAGATCTGTTGATGGAATGTTCACTGTTGTTGTCAAGAATCCTGAAGTTCTGCCGTTCCCCCATTGCTTCAAGATTTTCAAGGATGTTGTTGAAACTTTCCAATGCCCTGTCCAACTTGGTTGCAATGATATACAAAACAGAATAGTAATTCCTTTCAAGAAGGGACAATGCCCATGCAATTGCAGATGCAAAGAATGTCTTGGAATTTTTCCTTGGTAGAAATATAAAGGCTTCTTTGTACTTCCTTTCATTTGTCCCAACAAGATAGATGGCAGACACATTGTAAACAATGAACTTCTGCCAATCTTCCAAGATATATGGTTTTCCCTTTGCCGTTCCTTTTATATGAACAAAGGTTTTTTCAATGATGCCAATGCAAAATTCTGCATCTTTGAATTTCATTTCATATCTTTCATCCTGCAAATCATCCAAAAACCGTTGTGCAGATTGCTTCAATTCAAAACAGGCAACCCTTTTTCCACTCACAACATCATTGGCATATTGCAGAACAATATTAAAATTCTTATGTTCCAAAACTGATCAACGCCTGTTCCAATTTGCTTTGCTTTTTATTATCATCCTTCATAGTATCTTTGATCTTTTTCAATCCTGAAGGTGTCAAACCAAGTGCATTGGAATATTGCAAGATGTCTTTTCTTAATGATTCCAATGATGCAACAATTGGTGCACGTTTTTTGTTTTCACTGTACCCTGTTTTTTCAACAACAGTGAATTTTGTTTTCTTGAAATCCTTTTCTAGTGCTTGATATTGTTCAACAAGTCCTGAATAGATTTCAATCATTGTGTCAAATTCAGGCTTGTAAATTCCCAAGGCAATCATGTTTTCTTTTGTCTTGTTTTCTATTCTTCCCATACGTTTCACCCCTTCCAAAAAATTTTTCATGAAAATGGTCTTGGTCGGATATTTCTCCCA